GCCGCCAACGACGGCATCGACGAAGAGTTGCGCCAGCCTCGCGCCGAACTGCTCGCACACGCAGTCAATACGCTGCCCGCCCTGGTTGCGACTGTCGAGCGAGTCCAAGCACTACACACGCCGTGGACGAACCCGACCGGCCATCCGTACTGCAAGGAATGCCTGCTGGCCCATCCCTGCCCCACAATCCGAGCATTGGAGACACCATGAGCGCCCTGACTGAAACACTCTCCGCGCACCGAATGATTAGGCAACCGCACAAGCATCAGACCGTTTGGGTTGCATGGGTTAAATGTCGGTGCGGATGGGAGGCCGAGCGTGTCCCGAGGGACCCGTTGCACTGGGAGGAACCGGAGCTGATTGAAAAGCTTCGCGTAGACCACGAAGTGCATGTTGCTGCTGTGATCGCCGAAACCCATGCCATTGTTGAGTTGCCGAAGCAGGTTGACGGTTGCTGGCCTGGCGGAAACTCGGAGATCCACATCGACGGCAGCGACATCGTGCAGGTGACTTGTGGCCAATCCGTATACCGCAGTGCGACTATGACGCGAGCTTTGGCCGCTGGACTTCTCGCCGCAGCTGATGCATCTGGGGTGTCGTCGTGACCGCGCCTGATCCGGGGTGCGACTCGTGCCCAAACCGTGCTTGCTGGTCGATTCAGAACCTCGAAGGCGACGACATGCAGCCGATCGTTCGATGACTTGCCTGCGGTCGACACCTCAATTCCATTCTGGCCGAAGGGCGATGGGACACGGACGCCGTTCAACTGATGGAGATTCCACGTGACTCACACAATTGGGAGCGATGATGACTGACGCGCCTGATCCGGGGTTGACCGACCTCACACCGCTCGGGATCGCGGAAGACCTGAACAAGCAAGCGTCGGACCTCAGGGTGATGGCCGAACACCTCGAAGCTACGGCACGCAAGATATGCCCACCGTGCGGGCACTGGCTAGACGGGCACAGCTACCGCAAATGTGGACAACCGAAGGGGCATGGAGGGAACTGTGGCTGACAATCTGGCCGACCTGATCGAGGTGGCGTTGGGTGACAAGATCATGCACACCAACGGTTCAGGTGATCGAAACCGTGCCTATGCCGCGCATGTGGCGTTGGTGGTGGAGCAGCACACCAACGGGCGGATAGCGGAACTCGAAGCCACGATCGCCAGGGTGGAAGACGCAGTGAGGTTTGCGTACTCCCATCGCTTCGACCTCGACTCCACCGACATTGTCGGACAGGGGGATCCGGCTACCGGCCCCAACAATTTCTACAACGGTGTCATCTACGTCTCTGGTAAGGCACGCGCAGCTTTGGAAGGGGAAACATGAACGCAACTGCCGTACTTGACGCGATCGCACGGAAACATTCAAACTGCGCGCTACTCCGCGAAATCACCGTGACCGACCGCGATGCATTAGACCCAGTCCGCGATGCATGGAGCGCTTGGAAACCAGGCGATCCAATGCCCGAATACGACGGGACGCCCGTCTATCGCAGGATCGACGGACTCATGTTGGATGGCGGGGCCACGAGAACCGCGATCGAAGTGAAGATCAGCCGCGCCGACTTCCTCCGCGAAACCGAGGAGAAGCGCCGACCGTGGCGCAAGATCACCAACCGATTCGTCTACGCCACACCAACCGGATTGTTGAAGCCCGAGGAAATCCCGGACGGATGCGGACTCTGGGAAGTCGACGGCAACGCAGTCCGGATCGTGAAGCGCGCCAAATCGAATCCCAAGCCCGAACCCATCCCGCACCAGGTGCTCGTCGCACTGGCATACCGCCTGAACCGCAGCCCAACTGAGGAGTCGTTGTGAGTGAGATCCGATCACAGGCCACACCCGCGAGGGACGAACTGGCTGCAGACATATTCCGCTCAGCTGTAGATATCGACCAGGGACTCTACGAGCATGAGGCGCAGGAACTCGCCAGCCGACTCCTCGCTGCTGGCTGGTCGAAGCCTCGCACGGTGAACAGCGCGACTGAACTGAAAGCCCTGCCCCTTGGATCGGTCATCACCTGGCTTGACGACGACGAGCGCGAGGCGGCTGTAATCGACTGGGAGCCGGGAGATGGCAGACATACCGCGAGTGCGTACTGGATGGGGTTGGAGTCGATGATCAGCTACCCCGCGACCGTCCTCTTCACTCCAGGGGAGGCGGGATGAGCGGGCTGATCGACTGCCAGCATTGCGGGCAGCTCGCACAAACGGATCGCGAGGTCATGGAATGGGCGCTCGCGAGGGAAATGCCGAAACGTATCCCGAACAAGTGGGACGTGAAAGACCTTGTGACGACGGCGTTCGCGGTTATCGAATCGCTCGGCTACGTGAAACAGACGAAGGAGTAGTTATGTCCATGGATCTGAAGACGGCTGCGACTCTGGAGTTGGCGGCGCAGCAAGCCCGCCAGGAGGCGACCGATGCTGCGGAGCGTGCCGCGCTCACCGCGGTGGAAGCAGCCGCAACGCAGGTGCTTGCTGCGGGCCATCCTGACGAAGTGCAGAAAGAACGATCCCACGCGTTGATGTGGGAAGCAGCGAGGGCTGCGCAGCTGGCGCACTACAACCGTTGACTTCTGCGTGCCAGCACGCAATACTTGGGGTGTCACTTGCCAGAGTGACACCCCAAATTTGGAACCAACCCCCCTTAATGGAGGAACCGTGACAACAGCACTCAGGCATCCACAGCTGGACCACAAAGAACGTTCTGGACTCGCCGATCTTGGTGTGCCCCTCGATGATCCGAACCTCACCATCACAATCAGCTGGGACGACAGCTGGCGCACCATCGGGACCGGTGACTGGACGAACATTCCACACCAGTGGACCGCCGACGTAGCTTTCCTAGTCAGCAACGACGAACCCAACTTCGGGCGCAACGCCCTCGAAAACGGGCCACAAGACAGCACCACAACAGTTTTCACCGAAGAAGCACAAGGAACCCTCGACGACCTCGCGCACTGGTTCAGTCGAGTTCCCAGCGAGTACGGCACCATCGACCCGGAAACCGGCATCACACTCAACATTTGCGGGTGGGCACTCTGGGCAGCAGGACACCTCGCATGATCCTCACCGAGTTCGACCTTGCCGAGCTTATCGACGACGCCCTACTGCAGGAGCAGGAACCCGTCGACATTGCGCGGGCAATCCTCGCTGGCGGCGTGAAACTCCCTGAGGCGCCGCGCAGTAAACATCACGGCGACGACCCCTGGACCACCACCGCCGAAATCAGGCACGTCTGCAGCGACTTCGTCCACCTCAACGACGACGCATACGGCGACTACCGCAGATGTGTCGAATGCTTCGAAGCCACCAACCCCCAAGGCGGAGAACTATGACCCCCGAAGAGCATCAGATCGCAGCAGTCGAGTACATCAAGCATGCCGAAAGGTACATGCCTGGATGTGGATACCGAAACTTTTCGGCTACAGAGCTGATCGCTCTCGCCCAGGTTCACGCCACACTCGCCAATGGTGTTGCTGCACAGAAGTTGGACGAAGCGAATGCCGCTCTCGACAAGATCGCCGAATACGCAACACCCAACGACGGCGCCGGATGGTCCGACGTGTCTGGGCTACTCGAATCCATCGGAAACACCATCGAACGCACGGGCCGCACCATCAACTGGGAAGGCGACTACTGATGACCGACACACTTCAGTCACAGATCGAGGAAGTTTGCAGTCTCGCTGTGAAACACGACCTCGATGAAGCCACGCGAGACATTATCCGATACACCATCGTTCAGAGCGCCGCATACTTCCTGCCCCGCGCCTGGACTGTGGACGAGTTGCGGGACCTGCCAATGGGAACACTCATGGCCGACGCTGACGGCGACACATGGATCCGAAACGAGTGCGGCATGCAACTCAACAGGTCGATAGGGCAACACAGCCTAGACAACACCACCGAGCTTGCCGCCTACGCACCCCAACACATCACACACCTACCCGAGGAGAACTGACCATGCCTCTGCCCCAGATCGATGGCGTCGCCCGAATCGTTGGCGAACCACAGCTCAAGTTCACCCCCGCCGGCAAAGCCTGCCTCGAACTCACCCTCGCCTTCAACGAACGACGCCTGAACCGCGACACCAATGAATGGGAAAACGGCGACAGCTGGTGGGCGAACTACGCACAGTTGTGGGGTCCGAAAGCTGAGGCCGCCGCTGACGCGTTGAACGACCGCGACCTAGTGTTGGTGTCCGGGAAGGTCCGCACCGAACGGTGGGACGACAAGCAGACCGGCGAGAAGAAGTCACGTGACCGACTGATCATCAACGACATCGGAGCGGCGATCACCGCGCAGGCATCAAACGGTGGTGGTCCTGCGAATCCGAATCCTGGCGCCGGCTGGGGCGGTTCATCGCAGCCGCAGGACAACACGTGGGGCGACGACAGTCCTCCTTTCTGACAGATCCACCAGTGAAGCCGCACCCGAATTGGGTGCGGCTTTTCTGTTTCTACGGATCGGCAGGTTTGTTGGCGAGCGCCGATACCGTTAAGGAATGACTGAAACCTTCTCTTACACAGCGGCGTTAAAAGAACTAGTTGAGTGCATGGATCGCGGATGGCCGTATCCGTCCCCCGAATCTGCCGCTAAGGCTGCAAGCATTCGTGCCGAAGCGCAGTCGCTTCTAGATGAGCGCGGAGGGCTTGAGTACGTATCTGCCATTCTCAATTCCGAACAGTCGCGGGCAGCGCACCGCGAGTCGACGGAAACCGCCGCCGATGCTGTCTCATCGGGCGGTGGCGACTGCAGTTGTCCCGTAGCGACTTTGGAGACCGCATTCCGGCCTCACGAAGCGTTGGTCGGTGCGCTCGACACCCTCGCAGAGTTGGGGGTTGTCACCCTTGAATCCGATATCGACGTCGTGGCGGCTCGACTGATCGCCGCGTTGGATGACGTGGGCGCGTGCGTCGCGTACGAAGAGGACACCGAACCCGACGAACGACCTCGCAATGCCGAGGACGTACCCGAACCGGCGCCCGCTGATGAGGTGTGCCCGTTTCTGATTCCGTTCATCAAGTCCGAGCCGTGGTGGACGGCGCGTGAAGTGTTCGACGTAGGCGGCATGCAGTTCGCTGTCGTCACAGGCCAGTCCGGCCACACTCCCGGCCTCACCGACGTTCGGGGTGGCAAGTGAAGGCGCGGGTCGCTGCAGCCGCAGCCATCGCCGCACTCGCCCTCACGCTACCAGCGTGCACCGTAACCAACACAGCCCCAGACGAATCCGGCATCGTCTACTCGGACGGCGCATTCCACTCCACTGATTTCAAATCGTGCGTCGATCCGTCGACGAAGGACTACTCCAGCTTCTACTCGGTGAGCTTCAAGTACCCGAGCGGACAACGCAACTTCGTGTTCAACGGCGAAGACCAAGCGCCCGAAGAGGTCGTCAGCGCACGGGATGCGGCCGCATTGAAAGCGGTGACCAAGGACAATGTGGAGATGACTGTCAATGGACAGATGACATTCCGGCTGAACACTGATTGCGATGTGCTGCGCGAGTTCCACGAGAACATCGGCCTGAAGAACGACTGGACCGACACCCTTCGCATCTACCTCCTGCAGCCGTTGAACGACGCCGTCAACGATGCGACGAAGAAGTACACGTGGTCCGAGTTGTACTCGGACAGCGCCAAGCGTGCCGAGTGGTCGCAGACCGTCAAGGATTCACTGCCTGGTCGGGTGAAGAACGCGGCGCGCGGTGACTACTTCAACGACTTCGGTGTCGTGTTGCAGCAGCCCCGCATCCCTGGGGAGTTGCAGTCCGCATTGGAAGCGGCGCAGGTGTCGGCTCAGCAGAACGAGGCGCAGCAGCAGCGCAACATTCAGGTGCAGTCGGAGTTGGAATCCATTCGTGCGCTCGTCGAGGTTCTCGGACCTGACGGTTACAACACGTATCAGGCGATCAAGGACGGCAAGATTCAGATTGTCCCGATCCCTCAGGGGTCCGGGCTCGTCGTGCAGCCGGGTAAGTGATGTTGGTGGGTGTGGTCGCGGTGGCTCTGGTGGTTGCCGCGACCGTACTCACGGTCGTCTGGTGGAGTCTCCCAGAGGATCGCCGCCCGATCATTCATCCGATGGTGAAGGTTGTTGGGTACACGCTGATTTCGTTGGCGTTGATTGTTGTTGTGGCTGGGTTTGCGTTCGCGTTCTCAGCCACCCTCGAATTCTCGAAGTAAGGAACGGCCATGAGCAATTCCGTGGACCCTCGAATGCATCCGGTGACGGAGATGTTGAACGCTTCGGCGCGCAAAGCGGTCGCCGTCAACTGTGACGTCAACTGCCTCCGCATCGCAGTAACTGAATTGGCGAAGATTGTCGAACGACTACTGCCCGAACCGGAACCACCGATGCCGACGCCGGAGGATTTGGCTGCGATGGAAGCGGCCGGAATCGAATCGTTCGATGAGGCTCATGCGAAGGTGTTCGGCAAGCGAGTCGACGCCCGCCAGGTTGCGCAGCGCGGCGCGTGGTGGACTGCGCAAGGTTCCGGTTCGACTGTCGGCGCGAAGGTCACGGAATCCCGTGTGAACGTGCAGCATCCGACAGTGGCGCGGATCAAGTTCGCAAACGGCGGCATAGTCATCAGCGGTCCGCGTGGTGCTGGTGGCGGGAGTGATCCACGACTAGCGGAGTTGCGACTGCAGCACAATGCCGCAATGGATTCCAAGAACGATCTGATCCGAGAGCTGGAAGCGCGGATCGCGAACCAACGCAAAGAACTCGACCACCTCAACAACGGTCGATCGTTGCGGAATAAGGAACTCGAAGCGCGCATCGCAGAACTGGAACTGTTGACGAAAGCGCCAGCGTCCGCGATCGACCAACTGCGCGGTGAGCTGACTGGGAAGCTCACAGACTTTCTTCTGAAGTCTGCCTGATTCGTTGCCGTGCCCCGAATGTGGTGCGCTTCGGGGCGCGGCAATCACCAACATGCTTGCGTGCCAGCACGCAGCGTGCGAGAATTACACGCATGGGATTCATCACCGGAACTTGGCGTAACCTGGCCGCCTGCAAAGGTGTTGACGGATTCGAACGCCCAGCAAGCGGGGAATGGAACACCGACGAGCCGCGACTCCTCTGTGCGATCTGCCCCGTCAAACGTGAATGCGCAACCACAGCACTCACTTCCGGCAGCACACTCGACGCGATCGCCACGACACCCGCCGACGATGTAATCGCAGCCGGAGTTGTATGCGCTGGCGATGATAGAACCGCCCGAGCACTTACCGCGGTCATCGAATCCCGCGAATACAAACCACGACAGTCGATCCCGGACAACTGCAAGGTTTGCACGCGGCAACTCTGCTCCCAGAAAACAGCGCCCGACAAGTACGTTGCCCCACATCACTCCAACGGGATCTGCACCCTCTGCTACCAGAAACATCGCTACCACCAAGCCCGCACCGCCGACATGCAAGCACTCTTCTAGGAGAACCTGTGATCAATCCTAAGACTCGCGGTGACGCCATTCTCGCGACGATGCAAGCCGCACGCGCATACCGCGACGGTACCGCTGCAGCCGACTACAGCCAGTTCGACGAAGCGCACGCCGTCATCGAACGACTGCAAGCAGACGGCTACCTCGCCGAACCGGAGGCAGCAAAGTGACTGCACATCAGATCAAGAATCGGACATATGAGGTGGTGTGTTCGTGCGGATGGGTCTACGTGAAACCGGACGCGTTGTTCGAGATGGTCCGAACGAACCACGCCATCACTAAACATCGCAAGGAGACCGCAAAGTGACTGCGCCTGTTGCTGATCGGACACCGCACGAACTGCCTGCCATCCTCCGCATGCACCGCGCAGGCTGGCCTGGCCCGAAGATCATGGAGTACTTCAAGATGCGGCCCTTGGACTTTCAACACCAATTCGAGAAAGCCCTCGAAGCCGAGAACGCCGCCCACCAAGCAGGGCAACCCATCCACACGCCCACGGTGAAGCGAGGCTGGTTCAAGTGATCGCGTCGGAGCTCAGTCGAGAGCATCGTGGGCAGATGCTGGTGTGGAACCGACGTCGCTACCTGATCAAAGACGTTCAACCCGTGGGTACCTCGCACGTCACAGTTGTTGTCGGCAACGGCCTCACCATCAGCTACGCACCATCCGACGAAGTGACGGTAGAGCCGTGACAACCGTGTCGATCGAGTTGCCGATGAGTGCGCCGCCGCTGTCTATGAATGATCGGGGCATGTCTCGGGGCGCGGCGATGGCGAAAGCCGCCAAGGTGAAAGGCATTCGGGAAACCGCTTGCATCCTCGCCAAAGCGGCCGATCTGCCCAAGGATCTCGACTACGTGGTGTGCGAGCTGCACTACCAACCGCGCGACAACAGACGCCGCGATACAGACAATCTCACAGCCACAGCGAAGCCGATTTACGACGGCTTAGTCGATTTCGGTCTCGTGCCCGATGATATTCCGCGCTGGATGGCGAAACGAGAGCCCGTCATCCATCCCGCCATCAAAGGCGAACCCGGCCGCATGTGGCTCGAAATCAGCTGGAGGAACCAGTCATGACGGACTACCCGTTCGAGGGCGACCTGCTCGCCGTCGTCGAAGCAGTGACCATTCCCCGGCTGATCCGCGAGCGAATAGCGACCATCTGCGAGGTGTTCAAGATCCCCGACATGTCTGCACAGGTCGACGAACTCTTAACTGAAGTTGCTTGGAAGATTCGGAGAGCGTGATGGTGGCTGTTGCTTGGGTTTTCGGTGCGTTCGTGATCGTGGCACTCGCGTACGCCATCTTCAAAGACGACGACTGGGGAGGGATGGCATGACGATGGGAAGTTCTGCACGCTACCGATGTTCAGTGACGAAGTACAACAAGACGTGGCTCGTGCGCGTCATGTCAGTCTATGCCGACGAGATGTGGATCGTCGGTCACGCGCATTGCAACTCGTGGGAATCGGCCATGAAAGTAGCTGATGCTCAGGTGAGGTCGGCCGAAAGGATCATATGGTGACGCCGTTCAAGTCTTCTCGGAGCTTGCGCCTGCAGCCGAAGCCTCGGCCCCTGTATCCGGACATCACGCTCCCTGCGCCTGGAACGAAAACCGGGAAAGTTGCTTTGAAGATGGTGATGCTCGACCAGCTCGGCCGCAACGAGAAAGGGCAACTCTATGTCGGTGACCCCGACAATATTCTCACCTCCAACCCCATCCCCGTTGAACCGCAACCGCGGGACATCAACATCACAGAGCGGACCTACGATGACGACTGACGTCCAACGCGCAACGACTGACCTACGGCAGCATCCTCACGCACAATTCTTCCGCGAGAATCCCACTTTTGAGCCGGTGCACACCACACCGAACCCGCTCACCGTATTGGCCGAAGCCGACAAAATCGTCAACGGGTCACGGCAAACCGACTACGGCACAGGTGAAAAGAACCTGACCAGGATCGCCGCAATGTGGTCCGCCTACCTCGGCACGCACATCTCACCCCGCCAGGTGTCGATGATGATGGTCCTGCTGAAAGTCTCCAGGGATGCGCACAAGGAGAAGCGAGACAACCTCGTGGATCTGGCCGGATACGCGGCGCTGGCCGAGCAGGTGAGCCAGTGAGTCTCGCAGCGACATTGGAACGCGCGGACACTGCTACGTCGTCGGTGGAGGTGTGGTTGTCGAAGCAGCCAGCCGAGGAGCAGGAGCATTTCGATGAGTACCTGCGCCGAAACCTCGACGACCCGAGCCAGTACCCCGTGACACGGCTGCACGCAGCCTGCCGAGAAGAAGGCCTCACCGCGCGCATGACTGCCTTCCGCGACTACTGCCGAACCCGAAAGGCCACACTGTGAAACTGACACGCAAGGCACTTGGCTACCGGATCACTGACCTGGAGAACGCCCTCGAACACGCCAACGCCCGTGGGGACTCCAACGCCAACTACTGGAAGCGGCACTACGAGGAACTGAGCGAGAAAATCGGCCAACTCGCTGAAGATCACTCGAAGTTCCATCCCTCCGGGCACATCACCAGTGTTGGCACAAACACCACGTTCTTCTGCGATCGGTGCCACGCCACGTGGCCGTGTGAACCATTCCGCGTCGCAACCGGTAAAGACTTCGCGCCGATCAAACTGCAACTGAGAGAAGAAACCCCGTGAGCCTCGCAGCAACACTTGATGCACAGCCTGTGAATAACCCTGTGGGCAAAGGGACTATTGACGTAAGCGCAGACGGCGCGAAAGTGAACAACGTCGTAATCGAAGGCGAACTCAACGGAGACTGGACCCGCGTCTTCGACCTCTTCAACCTCGACGCCTCACAATTCGAAGTGGTGGACGATACGGTTCGCATGTCCACCTGGCAGCAGTCAGCACGCGCGAAAGACGGCACCCGAGACAGCATCCAGCTCTACTCGTACAGTGCACGGTTCCGGCGCGTTACTCGGGACATGATCCCCGCGGCGACTGTCGAATCGTGGCGCAAGGCCCTGCAGTCGGTGAAGGACCGACCGACACGCAAGCGGAAGACTGCCACCGTCCTCGCAGCGACGTACACCGTGTTCGTGGCGGATCCACAGCTTGGGAAGAAGAACACCGAGCAGGCTGTCGAGAACTGGAAGCGCGGAGTCCTCGGACACGTCGCGGCCATAGAAGCGTTGATCGCGCAGGGCCGCAAGCCGTCCGGTATTCACGTCGCGTTCATGGGCGACGAGACGGAAGGTGTGTGCAACAACTACGGCAACCAGCCGCACACGATCGAACTGAATCTGTCCCGCCAGCTTGAGTTGGACTATGACATGCGGGTGTGGACGATCCGTCAGTTCATCGCGTTCGGCCTGCCGTTGTCGGCGTCGTCAGTCATTTCCAACCACGGCGAATACAGCCGAAACGGATCGAAGGAACCCGTCACAACGCAAGGCGACAACGCATCCACACACATCGCCCGCCAAGTGCAGAAGCTCTTCCATGAGACCGAACCCTTCGGTGGCCCGCACATCGACTGGACCATCGGTGGTGGCGACCCAGCGGTGTTGGTGAACCTGTCCGGTGTTGACAGCTACTTCTCCCACGGCTACATCGAGAAAGGCAAAGGCGGATCCACTGAGATCCGAACCAAGACCGCCATCGAACGCCAAATCCTCGGCAAGACCGACACACTCGGCACCGTCCCCCTGTACTTCATGGCGCACTACCACCACTTCTACACAAACGAATTCGAAGGCCGCACCCTGTTCGGCATGCCGGCGCTCGAAGCGGAACGATCCTCGGAGTACATGCTCAACCAGTACGGTGTGTGGTCGCCGCCCGGGATGTTGGGAATGCTGGTGGGAGAGCACACCCGGCGCCGTTGGTCCGATCTGAGTGTCCTGTGAATGAGCTGGTTCCGCTGGACAGCGGAATGCCTTCGGGTTCGGTTCAGCTGTTCGACCGGGATTGGAATCTTGTCGCGACGAAGCCTGAGGGGCAGTCGCTTCAGGACTTCATCGGGGAGCATGTGAAGCCAGGGGACTGGCGGCCATTGAAGATCGACCGCCCGGATGGACGACGGTGGACGGGACGCGCGGAGGTCAAAGTCGAGATGAGTCGAGACTACGAACACCTGAAGAAGATGACCGCGTGGCCGGAACCTCAGCAGGGTTGACTTCGGGGAATCTAGCTGTGGGCGTTGACTTCTACGGATCGGCGGACCGGCAGGATTCCGCTCATAGGGTTCAGGTATGAGCCTCTACTTGGCCGGTCCGATGACTGGGTACCCCGAATTCAACTATCCGGCGTTCACTGAAGCTGCAGGAGCGTTGCGTGCAGGTGGCGAGACTGTGGTGAGCCCACACGAGCTGCACGACAACGACTTCAGTCGACCATTCGACTGGTACCTGCGCCGCGACCTGAAAGCGTTGTGCGACTGCGATGCTGTCGCATTGCTCCCCGGATGGGAAGACAGCAGAGGTGCGAAGCTCGAAGTCGCTGTCGCCGAAGGACTCGGACTCCGAACCTACCTCTGGCTCGATGGCAAATTGAAAGTGCGGCACCCATGAGCGAGGTGTGCGCGCCGTGGACGGATGAGCAGGTCGCGAACTTGAATGAGTATCAGCAGCGCGGCATGTTCCATCCTTTCACCTGCCAGTGCCCTCACCCAGGCCGTGTGCTCGTCGCTGAGCGCGACGGCTGGAAATGCCCAAACGGCAAGTGCGGTCACAAGCAAACATGGGCGCACATCGCAATGGCGAACGGGACAATCAACCAGATCACGTACCCGTGGGAGAAGCAGCGATGAACCAGCGGGACCGAAATCTTCGGTTGACCCTTGTGCGAACACTTCGGGAGCTCGACACCACGGGTGAACACAAAGCGATCTGCGACGCCGAAGAGTTGGAGGTTCGTCGTCAGTGGATGGATGAGCCGATGATCACCATAGGCGGAATCAGTTGGCGTGCCTACAACCTCGTGCAGATGGAGTTGGTGCGGTCGTGGCCGGACATTTACTTCAGTCTCATCCGGGCGTACAGGCCGCGAGGGTTCCGGGACTACTCGTCACCGCGAGTGCGGGAACTTGTTTGGGCGGAATCGGCAGAGCAGGCAAAGAAGGATCTACCGATCCGGACAAGACGATGGCTACGACGAAAGAGAGCTGAACGGTGAGCGGTCTGATGTTCTGGCAGAAGCCAGGCGAAAACTATGTACGCATCGGGGAATTGGTTCCGAGTGAGTGGACTCGCGAGGTGGAGGGTGGTCGACGCGTGCGGGATTTGAAGCGTCATGGCCGCAAAGAAACCGTATCCGTGTGGTCACTTCGGGATGTGGTGCCTCGTGATTGACGATGACCGCCAGGCTGTCCTGGAACTGATTCGTGAGTCGCCGTTGCAGTTGTTGGAGATTCAGCAGCATGTTGCGCCGACTCATCAGCGGGGCGCGGAAGATGGCTCCAGTCATGCGAAGCCGTCGTCTCGTCCACCGCTCGCGATCGATCCTGTCGACGCGATCCAAGCCGAAACCGCGCAGATCATCTACTGGTCGCAGGTTTACGGGTTCGGGTATCGCGGCACGATCGGGCAGCGCATCGAGTTCCTGAAGCACGCCGACATCCCCGACTGGGACATCGACAACATCCTCGAACGGTGGATGCCTATCCGCAACACCAACCGCAAACTGTGGCCGACAGGGTATGAGCGGACATGGATTTCGGAAGTCGAAGCGATGGCTTGGGTGGGGAAAGGGTTGCGGACGTTGCAGCTTTGGCGTGCAGCGTATCCCGTGATCTCGAAGTCCAGCGACGGTGAAAACATGTACCACATCGGGAAGTTGAGCGAAGTGCAGAAGGCGATGGCGTTGGCGGCGTCGGAGCGGACTCGCAAGGCGAATGCGCAGGTAGCAGCGTAATTTCGTTTCGCTTTGTAGAGTTGTTCTTATGTGATTGATTGCAGCGAAACATCCCAATGCTCGCCCCGCTTCCCGGTTCTGGCCACCGGTTGAGGCGGGGCGTTTCACTTCCCATCCTCGTGTGGGTCCAGTTTGCGCGGCTGGGGTATCAAACCGGCCACTGACCCCCGACAGTGCAATGCGACATCGGGGGCACAATGACGTGCGAGAGGATTGCTCCTTTCGATCCTGGCGACGGTCAGGCGTGCAGCCGTGCCGCGACGAGCACTGGCCGGCCTGGGCACTGCTGAAAACTGCCCACACAATCCACCCCCACGTTCGATGGGGATATGCCCGCGATGGGCAGAAATGAGATGGCGCGATGCCAGCAGAAAAGTTTTACGACAGTGCAACTGCAGTCGAGGGTGACACCAACGCTCCGGTCGTCACCATCGGGTGGGCCACCCCAGGAACCAGCGGCGATTCCGGGCCACGCATCAACGGTGTCCTGTTCGACCGATCCGGCGTCAACCGAATGATTCGCGCGCTCAAGAAAGCTCGCGATCAGGTGTACGGCGAAGACGAGTAAAGAGTTGCGGGAGTATGGGCCACAAGCCCTGAGCGTCCCGAGCAGGGGTTAATGACCCCCAGTCCTTCGGGGCGATAGAGAGGGTTGAGCCACTGCAGACGAATGCGCTGCAGGGGCCAACCACCACGGGTTGTAGCTCAGTCAGGCTAGAGCGGGAGGTAGCTCCTCCGGGCGCAGGTTCAAATCCTGCCGATCCGACAAAGCATCGGTTTAGCGGCCGGTGCTGGTGGTGACAGAGTGTGCGTCTACGGACACGGGACGCAATGTGCATGATGGGCGGGCAAGCCTAGAGGCCACGGGGTGAAGGCGTAGCTGCCGGAATCCGCTGCGTAGCTGCAACATCATGGCGTCAGGCCGACACATACTAACGTGTTCCAGTCCTGACCGGAGGCTAGTAACCTCCCCACCGCTCGCCGTTGTAGCTCAGTTGGTTAGAGCGCAGCCCTGATAAGGCTGAGGTCGCAGGTTCAACTCCTGCTGGCGGCACCTACAGCAACCCGCTGATAGCCGCCGACTGCGTGTCATTGGCTTCAAGGTTTGAGCAATGGGAGTGCACCCCATCTCACGGCGCAGCACTGCGCTGGCTGGATCAACATCACCGACGCTCAACGAACCCTGAATGGTCGACGAGTACGTTCAAGCAAAACGCGGTTTCCTTGAATCGCTATTTCAGTGAACCCTTCGGAATCTCCGAATAGTTGCCGCTGACCTGCACGTATCTCTTTGGCGAGCAACTTCCGAAAGGTGGGACCGTGGCGCCGATGCTCGGGAAGATCGGACTCCGGCCGTTCGTGTTTGGCGTCGGCACTGGGCGCGTGACGAAATGCCTCGGCTGTCCGGTCGAAGACTGCGGTTACCAGAAACCGAAGAAGACGTGGCGGCAACGCGAGAAGCGTGTCACCCAGAAGTGGTTGGACGAGTACGAGGACCGACCAGAAGACGAAGCCGGGGCGTGCCCTAAAGGTGGCCTCGCCTGCACCTGCATCAAACTCCCCGACGAGTGCCCACACCTCGACTGGGATTACTGGGACAACGACTTCCGGAGGCTTGCGATCGGCGAACTGTTCGCCGTCGAACCACGATGGACGCTCGACTCGCTGCTAGCCGTCAGCTAGCGAGTGTCCACGGCGCTTCGACTTCGAATAGGCCGCGTGCAGCGATCTCCCCGTGAATGCGGCGAATGTCGTTTTCGAGGTCGTTGAGGTACTGCGGATCCGGAAACGGCGCTAGGCGCAGTAGGTCGACGTATTCGGAGCACAATGAGCAGTACAAGTCGGCAAGCTCGTCATTGGCCATGCCCTGCAGCGGGTTCATGGCTGGGCCTCCAATCTGCGCGTCCCATCGCTGCTGCTCGACGGTCCGCGTGACTGATCGATACCAACAGTTACTGGTCAGTTTACGACGCGCTTCCGGTCAAAACAATCCTCCAAATGGTGGACAACACCACCCCGCAAACCGAAGGACCCCCTTTGAGACCCTCAGTAGGCCGAATCGTCCACTTTCAATCGCCGGGCACTCCAGACGGCGAATATCCCTCTGAAGTGTGTGCGGCGATCGTCACCGCGGTCTACGACGGGATTGAAGACAACCCGCGCGGTCGCCCGTACATCGGCCTCTGCGTGCTGAGACCAAACGCGATGACCTTCAGCCCATTCGTGCCCTATGCCAAGGAGCCGACCGTCGGTCATTGGAACTGGCCGCCGCGGACTGATGTGTGATGGCAGCGATGGTCACCGACGTCCAGTTGGGTGCGATCCACGGTTCGGTTCGCTCCGCGTTCTCAGTCCTGTCCAGCGCCGACATTGAAGCGCTCGTGAAAGAGCCATACGACGAGTTCCGCCAGAGCACGGCACCCCGTGTTTGAGTGGCTGCTCATCGTCATCGCACTCATCAGACGATGGGTGATCTGAACTTGGCGGATGCCTCCGGGACGTAAACACCCACGCAGGTAGTCCCACAAACGGTTTCGTCCGCCAACCAACTTAAAAGGGGTTTCACGCCGTGAAGTACGCAACCGAAGAATGGCGCGCAATTGCCGGACGTGAGGGTGAGTACGAAGTCAGCAGCTTAGGTCGGGTCCGCTCATTGGATCGAGTGTTGGCCGATGGCAGACGTCGCAAAGGGCAAATACTGGCCCCTCGTTTTGGTGCCACCGGCTACGTCACAACATGTTTGGGCGCAGGGAACTACAGACTCGTTCACAGGTTGGTAGTGGAAGCATTCATCGGCCCAATTCCCGAAGGTCAGGACGTGCGGCACCTCGATGGAAGCCGAACCAACAATGTGCCCGAGAATCTCTGTTACGGAACACGTCTTGAGAATATGGCCGATCAGCGTCGTCACGGTACGCATGGCAACACAGTAAAGACGCACTGCCCTAGAGGGCACCTGCTGCGTGAGCCGAATCTTGTTGCCTTGCACACACGGGGAGGCCGCAGATACTGCCTCTCATGTAGGCGTGCGTCTTCAGCGCTAAAGCGGCGCAAGAATGGGTACACCGATGCGGAGTTGAGAAGCTATGCGGATCAGTCTTATTCGCGCATGTGTATTGCTGTCGCTTAGTTTCATAGGCGTTCCACTGGTCGCGACCACGGGGGCCGATGCACGTACTGCGATTGTTGTCGGCGGAACGTCTGCCCCTGATGCCCGGTACATTGTGGATCGCCTGGCTGGGTTCGACAGGGTAATTGTCGTGAGCTACCCGGCAACAGTGATCTTTCCTTCGTATGATGTGTCGGTCGCGGAAGGGAAGGCGAACCTCAGGTCTGCCCTGAGTGGAGTTAGCGACGATCAGGTCGTTGTGTACGGATTTTCACAGGGAGCTCGTATCGCTGGGGATGTTCTCGCCGAACCGGAAACCGTTGGCGTGACCGGCGTCCTGTACTCCGACCCACGCCAAGCCAGTGCCGGCGTCGAAACGCAACTCCCATTCAACCTCCCCGGCGCAGCCATGACCGGCGAACGAGACCCATTCGTCGTCCCCGTCGAAACACACTGCATCCCCCGGGACGGCGTGTGCGACTGGAACAACCACGACCCCCTCGGATCCATCATCGGCTACCTGAAACACCACACGACCTACTTCTAGGTCCACGAACTTCCCTCCCCACTCCCGCACACACCACAAACGCTGGCGGTCGAAGTGTGGGAGGGAACCAGCTTTCCCCAACCGGGGATCACGACGCCAGGAGCGTCGATCACCCGCAAGGGGCACCACATGGCAATCAGCGAACAACGCCGTGAACGCATGGCACAAGCACTCAAACTACGCGCCGACAACTGGACCTATCAACGGATCGCAGACGAACTCGGCATCAGCCGAACCCAAGCCTTCGAAGACGTAGACGAAGCGCTCAAAGAGATCACCACCGAACCCGCCGCGCACACACTCAAATTCGAACTCGACCGACTCGACGAAATGCAACGACCACTCAACGAAGTGATCCGAGCAGTCGACGTTATCCGAGAATTCGAAGCCGAAACACTCCGCGTCGCATCGCTGGAGATGGCGGAACCTGACCACAAAAAGGATCAGGCTCAAGTCGAACGCGACTACGACCGCGAACTCGAAACCACCATCAAACGCACCGACGCAGCCCTCGAACGACTCTTCCGCGCAGTCGACCGATCCCTGAAAATCCAGGACCGACGCGCCAAATACTTGGGCCTCGACAACGCACCCGCACCCGACAACAGCGGCGAAGCACGCGAAGACCTCCAAGCCCTGCACAACGCGATCCTCAGCGCAGCAGAACAATTCGGAGCCGCACAGGACACCGATGAGTGACCCCAAGCCCGGAATGAGCCCCAAACAGATCACCTCATACGCCCAAGCAACAGGGCGCGTGAACATCTTCGAAGGGTCCATCCGCGCCGGCAAAACATTCTCGTGGCTCCTGCTACTGCTCTTCAAGATCGCGGCCGCCGGCAAGCACGGCGCAATCGTCATCGTCGGGAAAAACCGCGACAGCATCTACCGCAACGTCTTCGAACCAATCGAGACGATCGCAGCATTCGCGCCGTTCGCGAAACACGTCCACTACCGACAAGGGTCACCGACCGCCCGGATCTTCGGGAAATCTGTCCACGTCATCGGCGCCAACGATGCGAAGGCAGAGAACAAGATCCGCGGCATGACCATCCAGCTCGCATTCCTGGATGAGGTCACCGTCCTGCACGTCGACTTCTTCAAACAGTTGCTCGGCCGTATGTCCGTCAAGGGCGCACAGTTGTTCGGGACGACGAACCCCGACAACCCGAACCACTGGCTGAAGAAGGAATACCTCGACCGCATCGGCAAAGTCGACGACGAGGGCGAGCAACTGCTTCCGGGATGGAAGCGGTTCCACTTCACCATCGACGACAACCCGTCGCTGGAAGAGGACTACAAGGCGTCGATGCGACGCGAGTACGTCGGATTGTGGTTCAAACGGTTCATTCTCGGCCTGTGGGTCAGCGCTGACGGCGCGATCTACGACATGTTCGACGAAGACCAACACGTCATCCCGCACGACCAGTTGCCGCAAATGCAGCGCCTCGTCGCGATCGGCATCGACGTGGGAGCGAACCACCCCACCGCCGGAACCGTCATCGGCCTCGGCTACGACAACCGCCTGTACGTCGTTGCAGAATGGGCGCCCGGAATCTCCACGGACTCAAAGCTCGCGGACTCCCTCGACGAGTTCCTCCCGCAAGTGCAAGAGACCTACGGATCGATCCTCGAAGGCGTCTACGTCGACCCCGCAGCACTGTCCATGAAACTGGAACTCGGGGAACGCGGCTACACCGTCTACAACGCATCGAACAAGGTGCTCCCCGGAATCCGCACAGTCTCATCGCTCCTCGCGAACGACCGACTGAAAATCTCCGACCGCTGCACGAACCTGATCGACGAGATCCCCGGCTACGTCTGGGACCAGGCGGCAGCCGACGCCGGCGAAGACAAACCCGTCAAAGAGAACGACGACTTCTGCGACACCCTCCGCTACGCGCTGCAGTCCAGTCGGTTCATTTGGCAGCACTACATGCAGGACCCCATCCGCGAAAACACCTAACTACCAAGGAGTCCGAGTGAGCCTGCCTGACTCCGATATCGTGTGGCCCCCCAAACCTTTCGATGACCTGATTTCTTCGATCATGGAGCAGCAGGTTTGGTGGGAGGGTACATCCGAAGGGCTCACCAGTTACTACGGCCAAGGGCAACCGCGCCGTAAGTCGGCAGGTTTCGACCTCGGCGGTGTCGGCGTCAAAGTGTTCTGGGGGAAGAAAGACACCACCCAGCAGGCCACCTCGCGGCTGCATTTGCCGATCGCCGCGGACATCGTCGCCACCTCCGCGAATCTGTTGTTCGCGGACGGGCCGAAGTTCCTCATCCCCGATCTTCGGGTCGACGAGTCAGATCCTGACGCGCCGGAAAACCCGGAACGTGCAGCAGCGCAGGAACGCATCGACCGGATCCTGAACACCCCCAACATGCACGCATCGTTTCTTGTTGCAGCGGAAACGTGCGCAGCATTGGGTGGTGTGTGGCCGCGCATCGTGTGGGATCCAGCGCTGACGAAGAACGCGTTCATAGACTTCGTGGACCCGGACCGCGCGATCCCCGAATTCAAGTGGGGACGTCTGCAGGCAGTCACGTTCTGGTCCGAACTACCATCGTCCGGGAAATCGGTGTGGCGGCACCTCGAACGCTACGAGGCCGGCAAAATCTTTCACGGCCTGTATGAGGGCAGTGACGACAAGCTCGGCCGCGTCATGCCGCTCACGGATCATCCGGCGACGGAGAACATTAAGGTCAACGCGTTCGGTTTCATCGAAACCGGCTCCGGAAGCATCGCGGCTGGGTATATCCCGAACCAGCTCCCGAACCCGGCGTGGCGACTGATCCCGGCATTGCGGCATCTCGGGCGGTCGGACATCTCCGACGACCTCCTCGGTTTGTTCGACCAGATCGACGAAGCGTATTCGTCTCTGATGCGGGACCTCAGGTTGGGTCGCGCTCGGGCGTTCGTGTCCGAAAACTTCACCAAGGTCGGCAAAGCAGGCCAAGGGTCATCGGTCGATATTGACCAAGAGTTGTATCAGATCCTCGCCAACGCTCCCGGTAAAGACGGCACTTCGTCGGGCTTCTTCGAAGTGAAGCAGTTCGCGATCCGTGTCACGGAGCACCTGCAGATCATCGACTCCTTGACCCGCGAAGTTTTGCGTCGCGTCGGGTACTCGCCGCTGACATTCGGGCTGTCGGAGGGGAACTCGGCTGCGACAGCCACCGAGATCACTGCGAAGACAACAGCATCGAACACCACCCGGACCGCGAAGCACCGCTTGTGGGGGAACACTCTCACACGGCTGTCTCGCACGCTCCTCGAAATCGATGCGGCACAGTTCAAGACCGGCGTGACGGTCGACGAGGATCTGCAGATCCAGTGGCCGCCTGTGCGTGAATCCGCTTACAACCGGTCGTTGACAGCGAAGGCGCTACGGGAAGCGAAAGCTGCGTCGACGCAAACGATCGTCGCTCTCGTCAACCCTGACTGGGACGACGAAACCGTGAAGGCGGAAACGGAACGCATCCTCACTGAAGATCGTGTCGAGTTCGTTGACCCGTTTGCGGCACCACCGGACAGTCACCCGAATGGCACTGCTGATCCGGCGGATTCGGGTGGCGCAGAAATCGACAACGAGGACACCGCCGACGAGGAGTAGCCGCCGATGCTTGATCCCATCCTGGCGGCGAGGCTGGCGGAAGCTGTCGGCGACGTGTATGCCGACGCTGAAGTGACCCTGCTGAAGATGATCGCTGACCGCCTTACCCGTGGTCTGGAGTCTCCGCAGTGGGCGGAACGGCAACTCATCGAAGTGCAGAACTTGCGTGTCGACGCGAGGCATTATGTGTCGCAGGTTGATCGTGTTGCGACTGCTGAGATTGAGTCGGCAGTCGCAACATCGCATCGGGTTGGTGTTCGTGCTGCGCAGCAGGACATAGACCGGGTGCAGCAGACTCCGGTGACGTTTGGTGCGTCGGGTGTGATCGACACACACGCCGTTGTCGCTTTGGCGGCGGAAGCTGTGGGCGCGGCACGATCCACGAACTCGTACATTCTCCGATCCACCGATGACGCTTACAGGCGTGCGATCGCTGAAGTGTCCGGTCGTGTCATCACTGGCGCACAGACACGGCAGCAGGCAGCGCAACAAGCACTGAACAACCTGGCACGGCAAGGCATCACCGGATTTGTAGACCGAGGCGGCCGCAACTGGCAGACATCGTCCTACGTGGAGATGGCGCTACGCACCTCCACACACCGCGCAATGATCCAAGGCCACACCGACCGGCTACAAGCAGCAGGGTTTGACCTCGTCCTCATCTCCTCGCACCCCAACCCGGCACCCATGTGCCAGCCCTACGAGGGGAAGATCCTTTCCCTGTCTGGGAACGTGCGCGGCGACGTGACTGTCACGAACGCTCTCGACGGGCAGCCGATGACGGTGAATGTGTGGTCGTCGATGGCGGAAGCCGAAATGAACGGCCTCCACCACCCGAACTGCAAGCACACTCACACGGCGTTCGTTCCGGGTGCGTCGCAGCCTGCTGTCGCACCGTACGACCCCAAAGGGTATGAGAACAGCCAGAAGCAACGCTATTTGGAGCGGGGCGTACGCGCGGCGCGACGCAACGAAGCAGTGCAACAAACCGCAGCCGACAAAAAGGCAGCCCGAGCCCGCACCCGAGCATGGCAGTCCCGCGCCAAAGAACACGCCGAACAAACCGGCATACCCAGACGCTTGGACCGCGAACGCCTCCAAACCGGCGACCCACTCAAAGCGGACACCCCGAAACTAGTTGGCGCACGCATCGCGTTGCCTGAGGAGTAAATCAATGGCGACACTGGGCCACGAACCCGACACCGCGACAGTCGTACTGTCGAAGGGCGCACAGTTCATCCTCACGTTCCGCCGCAAAGCTGGACCGTGGACGTTAGGCACCTCATGCCGCATCGAATGGGCCAACGGCGTCACCTGGAACGCGCAGGTGGCTGGCGACCTCATGTCCTGGAAGATCGCAGCAGCAGGCACCACCGCGGCGGTTATCCCGGCTGGGACTGACTGCCGAATCTTCCTCAAATATCCCGGCGACACTGACCCGTACTTGTGGTTCCGTGGGAAGTGCAAGAGGGCCGACTAATGCTAGTTTTTCAGAGCTCCGAAATCCCGGTAGATGTTGTTGAAATCCCCGGCGAGACTGTCGAAGTCGTCGCGAACATTCCTGGCGCTGGCGGCACGCAATCGATCCTCGTGTCAGGTGAGGTCGCGACCTACCCGGATCTTGCTGGCATCCCCAACAAGAAGGCTGGCGGACTGTACCGCGTCATCGCTGATGACCTCTACTACGTGTGGGACGGAACCAACTTTCCACCCGAAGGCGCCGGCCTCGAACTGACCGGCCGCAAGGGCGACAAAGGCGACAAAGGCGACCAAGGCATCCAGGGCGTTAAGGGCGACCGCGGCGAGCAGGGCATCCAAGGAATCCAGGGAATTCAAGGCGAGCGTGGGTTCAAGGGTGATACTGGCGCAGACTCCACTGTCCCCGGCCCGAAGGGCGACAAGGGCGACAAGGGCGATACGGGGGCCAAGGGTGATACTGGCGCGCCTTCGACAGTTCCCGGCCCGAAAGGCGAACAGGGGATCCAAGGTGAACGAGGCTTGCAAGGTGAGCCGTCGACCGTTCCTGGGCCGAAGGGCGACAAGGGCGATCCTGGTGGAGTGACCACTGTTGGTGGGTTCGATGGTGTGGTCACGAAGGCGCAACTGGGAATCGATCAGGTGGACAACACTCGGGATGCAGACAAACCGATTTCCGCTGCAACACAGAGCGCTTTCGACTACATGAGTGCCGCGTTCGGCACAATCATTGGCGACATCAACACCGACCTGACAATGAAGGCGGATCTGGACAACAATGGGAAGGTTCTTGCCGCGCAGATCCCAGCCGAGGCACGCGCATCGTTTCGTGGTGTGGCGTACTCCGAAGCGGGGATGATCGCTCTCGGTGGTGAGCGCGGTGACTGGTGCACGCGTGGTGATCGGGGAACAGATTTCCGGTTGATCGCGAATCCTGCATCTGTTCCGACGAACTGGTTGGAGGCTACTTATCCTGCTTCGCCGGTTTCTTCGGTGAATGGCCGGACGGGCGCAGTCGATACATCTTCGGCGGATATCACGGATGCCTCGACCGTGGGCCGAAACGTCATGAAGGCTACTGATGCTGCGGCTGCGCGTGCGGCGATCGGTGCGGGTACGGGTAATTCGAACCTCGCGATCGGCACTTCGTCGTCTACTGCGATGCGTGGTGACGCTAACCAGTTCGTGACCGTCCTGCCGACGACGGGCCAGATCACTGGCGTCATCTACCACGTGACGGAGTGAGCGATGCCTGGATACAGCTGGACCGGCAGCGCGTGGAAGAAGGTTCTCCGCAAGACGATGTGGACCGGCACCGCATGGAAGGACATCAAGTCCTCACACCGCTGGACAGGCTCGGCTTGGGAGACGATTTACTCGTCGTTCTCAGCGGTCGGAATGACCAAGAGCGGCGACCAGCAACTCTCGTCAGGCAGCACATGGATTCCAATCGCTGGATGGACCCCTGATACAAGCTCGACCGTCACCGGCAACGCACTACAGGTGAAAGGTTCCGGGACTGCAACGATCGAGGTCGGATCGGCCTGGACAGTCCTCGGCACGGCAAACAAGGATTGGCGCGTTCTCAGGAACGGAATTGTGATCTGGACTAAGGGTGCGACAACGGGGCAAACCTTTTCCCATACGTTTTCCCTCGCGGTCGCGGACGGCGATCTGCTGACCTGCGAGGGCTGGAACAACTCAGGCGTTGCGGCCAACCGGACTATCGCGTCCGGCGCGAACACCTATCTCCGCGTCATACCGGCTTAGCGCCTCGAACAAACCTCAACCCCGCAGCATGTGTTGTGGGGTTTTCTTATGCCCGCATGTCGGGCGAAACCTCGACTGTCCCAGGAGGACACGACTATGCCCGACACCACCGACAACACCACCGCAACCGAAACTGCGGAGACTGTCGACACCACGGCCACCGAAGCAACCACCACGGAAACCGCTCCGGAAGCCACAACAACGGCAACCGACACCACCACCACGGCCGCGACCCCCGAAGCGACTGGGCTCGATGCACTCCCAGAATCGTGGGCCAACGAGATCAAACGTCTCCGCGCCGAAAATGCTTCCGACCGCACCGAAGCGAAGAAGAAGGCAGCGCAGGAAGCGACTGACGCACTCACCAAGAAGCTCGGCGAAGCACTCGGATTGATTCAGGGTGACGAAGCGCCGAAGCCGGAAGACGTCATCGCAAAGCTCACCGCAGAGCGAGATGAGGTGGCGCAGCGCGAAACCGCGACCGCGAAGCAACTCCGCGAACTCATCGAAAAGGATGCGTTGCGTGAAGCCGCGAAAACCCATGAAGGGGACTTCGGTTCCCTCACAGATTCCAAAAAGCTCAGCGCTGCAATCGAAGCGCTAGACCACACCGCCGACGACTACCCATCCCTGGTGGATGCAGCAGTCAAAGCGGCCATTGCTGCCGATCCGAAGTTGAAGGCCCAGGCGGCCGCCACAGCTTCTTCGATCGAGCACGGCGGAACAGTCACCGTCCCAACGGATGACGTCGACTCCTTCCGCAAATCACGCCGCGAAGACCGCGGACACACATTCAACTAGCCACGGAGAACAACAATGGCAAATACCTTCCTGACCCCTCAGGTCATCGCTAAGGCCGCCCTCGCAACACTTTACGAGACCACGGTAATGGGGCAGCTCGTCCACCGCGACTACTCCTCGGAGTTCGCTGCGAAGATCGGCGATACCGTCACCATCCGCAAACCCGCCGTCTTCGAAGCGAAGGAATACGTTCAGGGCAGCGGCATCACCGTCCAGAACGCAACGGAGACCGGCGTAGCCGTCACGCTGAACCACCACGCCGACACCAGCTTCGCGATCACCAACCGCGATCTGTCGCTGAAGATTCAGGACTTCCGCACGCAGCTCCTCGACCCCGCGCTGGAATCGATTTCGCAGAAGATCGACCGCGACATCATCGCCGCATTCCACACCGACATCAATCAGACTGTCGGCCTGAAGGCTGGCCGTGAGTGGAGCAAGCCGGAAGCGTTGATCGACGCCGGCACCGCTCTCAACAAGAACAAGGTTCCCGCACTGGACCGTCACGCGGTCATCGGCCCTGTAACCAACGGTGAATGGCTCGACGCGGACATCCTGAAGAACCACAACAGCTCCGGCGACACCGAAGCGCTCCGTGAGGCATACCTCGGTCGCCGGCTGTTCGGGTTCGATCCGTACTGGACGCAGAACATCGAAGAGCCGACCGACCCTGACGAGTCGGAGGTCGGTATCGCATTCCACCGCACCGCTGTCGCGCTTGTCACGCGGCCGCTGGAACTGCCCCTCGGCTCCGCAAACGCAACTGTCGAGAACTACAAGGGTTTCGGTCTTCGTGTCGTCATCGGTTACGACCAGAACCACAAGACGGACACCGTTTCTGTCGACACCATCTACGGCATCAAGACTCTCGACGCTAACCGCGCAGTCCTCATTCAGGGTGACGCGTCGGGAAACTGATGCTGACCCCTGGGGCGGGTCTCCGCCCCAGTGGGTCACTACTCCCAGGAGGTAACTGACTATGGCGTATGCCAAGCAGACATGGACCAATGATGACCCGGCGACGCCACTGTCAGGGCCGCGACTGACCAACATCGAGAAGGGCATCGAAGACGCACACAATGCGATCGATGCCCTTCCCGCACCGTTGGCTCTCGGCACTACAGCCACTACGGCCGCAGCCGGTAATCACTCGCATCCAGCCCCTACGATCGCGAGTGTGACTGGCCTGCAGGCTGCTCTGGACGCGAAGGGTACATCCAACCTTGCGTTGGGCACCACCGCGGCGACCGCGCTCAAGGGCGACACCGTGATCCCGGCGCCTACGGCGGCCGGTTCGGCGGCGCAACTCACCACGGGAACTGACACGGTGCAGCGCACTTGGTCAGCAAAGATGCTCGCGGACGAGATCAACGCCCGCGTGGCCGCAGCCATCGCATCCGCCTAACCCCCCTGTTCGGCGACGCCCGCACCTGACTATCCGGTGCGGGCGTTGTCGTTCCACCCGAAAGGCACACAGTGCAGATCTACGCCACGCGCGAGCACCTCGCCGAATGGCTAAGCCCTGATGACCTCCCCGACGTGTCCGAGTCGAAACGCTGGCTACAGGTCGCATCCGAACGGGTCCGCACCGCAACCCGCGCCGACATCTACTCCACCGACCCGGCCGGATACCCGGATCATCCTGACGAGATCGTCGCGTTCCGTGATGCAACGTGCGCTCAGATCACCGAATGGATCGAAGCCGACCTGAATCCATTCAAGGGCGTTGCAGGACAGGAACTGTTGGAATCGAAGTCGTCCATCGCAGGCGGCACCATCGAACTCGACACCAACGGATCCGCCGAAGCCCGAGCACGCGCCCTCACAGTGCTCTGCGACCGCGGATACGACATCCTCCGCAACGCCGGCCTCGCATCGAACGCACCCGGATTCATCTGATGGCACGCGATCGATTCGCACGCTGGTGGCGACACACAGTGCTCGTGGAACGGAAAACAGGCGAAGGCCCCCGCGGCTCGACCTATGCGGCACCAGAACCACTCAAGTCCACGATCGACGACAAAGCACGACTGGTCCGAGACGCGACAGGCAAAGAAGTCCTGTCGTCCACCACCGTGGCGTTCCCGGCCGACACCTCGTTCATCGAACCCGGCTCATGGGTGACACTCCCCGCCAAATACGGCGGCCGGCGCTCGAAAGTGATCATCTCCACCGTCGCTGACGGCGGACTACTCGCAGACCACGTGCAGGTCAGTTTGGAGTAAATCATGGCTCTGCAATGGAACGGCGCGGCAGTAGCGGCGCGAGTCCAGGCCGCAGCGGAAAAGGCGAACATTCAGGCAGGCGAAGCGCTCCTCGCGAAAGCCCGCGCCAAAACCCCCATCCAAGATGGACTGCTCCACGGGTCCGGTAAAGCATCCGCGTCAGGGAAATCGGCTGCGGTGTCATTCAATACACCATATGCGGCCCGCCAGCATGAGGAAGTCGGCTGGAGCCATCCTAGCGGCGGCGAATCGAAGTACCTGGAGAAAGCGAAGAACGAGTTCGCTGGAGAGTACGCACAGATCGTCGCCAACGGCATGTCTGGGGCGATCTGATGATCACACGTACCCGAATCGAAGATGGGCTCGCGGATTTCCTCAACGATGTTGGGGCACCGGTGTTCATCGGTGAAGTGAAACCGAAACCAGACCGTGCACTGTTCATCAACATTTACGACGAGTCACATTTGCGGGACCCGGACCGCGCGAACCCCGATGTGTGGATTCAGTTGCGCGGCCGCAGTCCTGGTGAAGATCCGGCGCCGACAAACGATCTGATGGACAGCATCTTCCGGCTCCTCGACAACAAGTCGCACTACCGGATCGGTGACATCCGGGTCGCACGCTCCATCCGAGTAGTCACCACCCCCACCGAACCAGACGGAAACAGCCGCCCTTCGCGCGCTGACTCCTACAAGTTCCACCTCAACCCCAGCTAAGAAAAGAGCCTGCAATGGCAGATACCCTTTTGGCCCCAGACAGTTCCGGCCTCGACTCCCACCTCGCACGAGACTGGGCGGTCCAGGTCAAGGACAGTGACGGTGAATGGAAGTTCGTCAACGCCCTCACCCAGTTCGCACCTACCAGTGACAAGACGCTGCAGGACGACGGCGATATCGGCATGAAGGGCGGTAAGTCATCCCTTGCCACCGCCATCGGTTTCAACATCGAAATCACCGGCATGCGCAAGGGCACCCTCGCGGGTACGGACTACGAGCCCGACGAGGGCCAGGAAGTGCTCCGCGCGAAGGGCGATGAGATCGGTTACGACGCAATCGCGGACATCCGCTACTGGCGTACCGATGTCCTCCCCGACGCCTTCGAGGGACGTTACACCGTCGACTGGAAGGACGGCACCGAGGACAAGGAAGGTCTCCTGTCGTTCACGTGCACCCTGACTGGTCGTGGTCGCCGCAAGAAGATCACGAAGCCCACAGCGGGAAACCCGTAGTCCCCTCACCTGATTTGACCCCTGGTGAGGGGCTGCTCCCAACAGATTGACCCTTCGGCCGCCCGACCGCACTCGTTGTGGTCGGGCGGTTTCTGTACTACCTCACACACTTTGGAGCCAGACACCGTGCGCGACCTACGCGAATTCTATGACCCTTCGTTCAAACTGCCAATCGGCGGTAAGACGTACACCATTCAATCCCCGAACGCCGATGAAGGTTTGCGGATCCGGATGTTGTTCTCCGACCCGAACACTCAGTACACGAATGACGATCAGATCGCGGAGATCGCGAAACTGATGGGCGCGACGTGGGTTCCGAAGCCCGTGAAGATTCCGGTGCTCGATCCGCTGTCAGGTGAGTCAGCACTCGACGAAGACGGAAACCCGATCGAAACCGACGCCGACTGGGGTGACTACCACGGCGGCGTGTGGGGTGAAATGCGCGACGACGGAATCAGTTGGCCAGAAATCGTTCACGCCGGCACCACCGCACTCATTCACTACGGCCAGGGCGCGATGCTCGCAGAACTGTACTGGGAGAACGGCATGGGTGACCTGCCGGGAAATCAGCTGCCCCCGGAACCGGAGGTGAAGGATCTGGGGGAAGCGTTCGTTCCGGTGAAGCAGGCGGGGGCGAGGTCGTCGAATCCGCAGCGCCGGAAGAAAGCGAAACGCAACCGGAAGCGGTAGACCCCGACAGTCTCCCCGGCCGGTATGGCGATGACGACTCAGGTGGCGGGCCGTACAACCCGAAAACCGGGTTGCGCGCCTGGTACAACCCACGCCACATGCAGCCTCGGCACGCGAACAAGAAACCCGAGCTCGAAAACCAGGACGGCCAAAAGATTCGCCTGTCGTGGAAAGACATCCTCGGTGAGTGGTCCGCGATCGAATTGGACTTCCAGGACTGGGGCATCGACCTCGAATCCGGTGTCCTGAAGGAACGTTCATGGCGTTGGATGCACGCCCGCATTGTCGGGTTGATCGCGAAACCTGACTCGAAACTTCGGGCCGCACTGATGGTCCCACTCACACATGCAGTAGAAAAATAGAAGGTAGGTGGCGTCTTGTCGCTCGACGTCGGAACTCTTTACGCCACCCTCACCATCCGAGATGACGGCTTCCAGTCCGGGATGTCCCGTGCGCAGTCCACGGCGCAGCAGGCGGACCGCACCATTCAGGGCGCTACTCGCTCCACTGCAGCGTTGGGGACCGCAGGCCGGACGGCGGGCCAGCAAGTCGCAGCCGGAACACAGCAAGCGTCCGCAGGCGCAACAGGTTTGACGGCGGCACTCGGAAAAGCGAAGCAAGCTGCGGGACTCCTCGGTGTCGCGTTTACCGCGAAAGCTGCAGTCAGTTTCTTCACCGACGCAGTCCAAAACTCGCGAGCGTTGGGTGCTCAAACAAACCAGCTCAGTGTTCTGTTCGGAAAAAACAAGCAAGAAATCATGGACTGGGGCAAGACCGCCTCGAAGGAACTGTTCATCAGCCAGCGTGCCGCGCAGGACGCTGCGATCCAGTTCGCGACCTTCGGGCAGGTAGCTGGCAAGTCCGGTAAGAATCTCGCGACGTTCTCGAAGGACATGACGAAGCTCGCTGTCGAGACGGCATCTTTCGGTGGCACCGATGTGCAGTCCGTTATCGACGCTATGGGTTCCGCATTCCAGGGTCAGGCGATCCCGATGCGCAAGTACGGCGTGCTGCTGTCGGATGCGGCGTTGCGTCAGACGGCGCTGCAGAACGGCATTATCGAAACGAACCGTGTGATGTCGGGTTCGGAGAAGGTGCAGGCCACCGAGATTGCTCTGAAGGAACAGCTTTCGGCTGTTAACGGCGATATCGAACGGTCTACAGGTCAGCTCGGACAGAACCTCAAGGGTTTGAAAGCCCGGTACGAGGAAACGTCCGCGGCAATCGGTGACAAGTTGAAGCCCGTCGTCAACTCGTTTGTGCAGCTCTTGTCGGGCCCAGGTTTGGACGCGTTGAAGTCGACTGCCTCCGTCATTGGCATCGTCGCCAAGGGTGTCATGGCACTGGCGTCGGCGTTCGGCAGTCTGCCGGGGCCGATTCAGGCGTTGGTCGCGGGTATGGTCCTCGCGAAGTTGGGAGCTGGCGCTCTCGGCACAGCGTTCGGCGCGGTGCAGACGCGAGTCGTGGGCGCCGTCGGCGCCATGACAGGCGCGATGTCCTCCATGCGTGGAATGGCCACAGCAACGAACGGAGTCGCATCCGCAGGCCGTTTCGGGTCGGTTGCAATGGGGAGCTTCGGATCGTCGGTTGCTGCACTGGGACAGAAGGTTCCGGCCGTCGCCAAGATGCAGACTGCGTTTCTGCAAGCGGCAGCGGGTGCGAATCATTTCTCCAGAACTCAAGGCACGTTCGCCGCTGCAACAACTGGCATGAAAGCTGGTGTCGCTGGCCTCACTGGCGCATTGGGCGGACCGTTCGGCATCGCAATCATGGCAGCAACCATCGGCCTCGGCGCATACATGAAGAAGTCTGCGGAGGCCAAGCAGGCAGCCACGGCGATGGCGACCGCATCGACGAGCATTGCAGAGGAACTCGAAAAGTCGGGCGGCCGCTTCTCGAAGCAGGGCGAAGAGGCTGCCACTGCTGCACTGAGCACCATCAAACTGTCGGACGGTACATCAACCCTCAAGGACGCGCTCGACCGCTCTGGCGTCTCAGCGAAGGACGCTGCACGTGGCCTCGCAGGCATCGGCGACGCGGCAGGAAAGACACTCTCCCAACTCGAAGAGCTCCACAATTCCCAGAGAGCCGATATGGGCTTCTGGGAGAAGATGAAGCAGCAAGTCGCCAACACCTTCAAGGGCGAAGAGTGGGATTACGAGACTGACGCTGGCCGCGCTCGCGATGCCTACATCAAGACGCAGGAACAGATCGCCGAAAAGCGCAAGGAACTAATTTCTTCGTTCGCGGATGAGAGCATTGGCGCGGAGTTCGAGTTGAGCGCCGATTCGCATGAATTGAATGTGATGACGGACGCGATGGAAACATTCGCGGACGCGGCATCGGGTGCAGCTGACAAGGTCGGTGCACTGTCGAAGGCGTTGGACGCGTTGAACGCTGACGATCTGACGTTGCAGAACGCGACACAGCAGCTGAACGACGCTGTACGTGATCTTCCTGAAGAGTTCAAGACTGCGCATGAGGAAGCAGCGAAGGCTGGCAAGGAATTCCTCGACGCATCCGGTCATGTGAATACGTTCACGAAGGCTGGCTCGAAGCTGCATGACACGATGCAGGACACAGCGTCTGGGTTCGGCGCGGTCGCTTCGGCGACGTATGAGAACGAGTTCGCGCTCGGAAACTATTCCGGCGCACTCGATGTAACGCGCGAGAAACTGCAAGAGCAGTACAACGCTCACGTCGACCAGGCCGTCGCAGCAGGCCGTAATCGCGAAGAGTACGAAGCGCTCCTCAAGTCGTACGGTGCGACACCCGAACAGATCATGACACGACTCGACATCGTGAATGCCCAAGGCGCGAAGGACGTCATGACGGCATTCGGTGACCAGATCACGGGTATGCCGGACGCGAAGACAGTGACACTGTCGACCATTTCCGACGAGGCGCGGGCGAAGCTCAAAACCTACGGTTTCGAAATTGAAGAGTTGCCTGAAGGTAAGGGCTTCAAGGTAACTGCCGAAACGAAGCAGGCAGAGAACCTCCTGCTCGGGCTGACTGGAACTATTGAGGGAATCCCCAATAAGGACGTCCAGGTAGACGCCCCGCGCGCGCCGGAAGTTACTGCGCAGCTGCAGCTTATCGCTGATCAGGTGAACTCGGACAACGACAAGCCGATCACGATCACCGATAACTCACCCGCAGTGATGGAAGCGCTGAAGCGACTGAACATCACGACAACCACGCTCGACGACGGCACGGTCGTCATCAAGGACAATGCGTCTGAAGTGTCCGCGAAGATCAGCCGAGAGCTCGACGGCAAGCGAACCAACGGCACGCACGTCATCGAAGAGATCCGCACAAGCCGCGGTGCGGGTGGAACATTCGCAGATGGAGGGTTCCGCGCTTTCGCTGCGGGAGGGTTCCGTTCCTACGCGTCTGGCGGCTTCGAGAAGCGCGCCAAGGGGAATCTTCCAGGTAAGGCTGAAATCCGTTCCCCTCAGAAGGATCTGATTCAGTGGGCTGAGCCGGAAACGGGTGGTGAGGCGTTCATTCCGCTCGCGATGTCGAAGCGGGCACGATCCAAACAGATCCTCGGCGAAACTGCGCATCGTATGGGGCTGACTGTCATCTCAAGGGCGGCAGCCAAAGCCCTCGGGGTAGGCCGGAACTTCAACCGCATGTTGTCGTTCGCGAATGGTGGTTTCACGCCATCCGTTGGTGGCCTCGATTCGTTGGCACAGTCCTTCGAAGGTAAGGGCTACTCGTGGGGCGCGACCGGCTACGAAACCGACTGTTCCGGCATGCAGTCCGCTCTCGCCAACTACGCAGACGGACGAGACCCGTTCTCCTCGCGCACCGGAACTGCGGGCATGGATGCGTTCCTGAAGGAGCGCGGCTTCAAGCCGGGCATGGGCGGAAAGGGTGCACTGTCCATCGGCTGGTACAACGGCGGACCGTACGGCGGCCACACTGCAGGCACACTCCCCAATGGCGTCAACGTCGAAATGGGAGGCGCACGCGGCAACGGCCAATACGGTGGCAGCGCAGCATCAGCCGCCGGATTCCCGAACATCATGCACCGCGTCATGGCGGACATGGTTGGTATCGACTTCGACGAAACCAACGACCCGGACGGCATGAAGGCACTCATGCAAGACGGCGACTTCACTGGACGCTTCCGCAAAGCGTACGACGTCGAAGAAGACGACCCGCTCGTCGGCAAACTGTTGGAGTATCGCAAAGCGAAGTTGGCTGGCGAAACATTCGACGGGGAACTCAACGAAGAGAACGACCCTGACGGCATCAAAGCCTTGATGGAGAAGGGCGACTACACCGGACGCTTCCGAACCGCGTATGGCGCTGAAGAAGATTCGAAACTAGTCGACAGCCTCCTCAAAGCACGCAAGAACGGCTACCAGAAGGACACGACCGCAACCCTCAAGGACGCAACGAGCACGACAGCAACTTCGTCGGGCAGCGTCCAAGATGTCTACGTCACCAACTGGCCCGGAACACAAGCCGCAGCCGCGAAAGAAGAAGAACGCAAACCGAAGTTCCGCATCGGATTCGAAATGTTCGAGGACGGCGGAATGCGCCTCCCGCAGAACGCCGGGATCTACCCCGATGGCGCGAACCTTGTCCGCTTCGCGGAGAAGGGAACAGGCGGGGAAGCGTACATCCCGCTGGCCCCGTCGAAGCGCGCACGGTCGCAGCAGATTTGGCGTGACACTGGCGCGAAACTGGGTATGACGGAGTTCCTCGAAGGCGGCTTCGGTGGCGACCACGGCTCGATGCCTGAGACGGCGGCGGTCACGTTGTCGTCTAAGGCGGGCATCCAGGCTGGCGGTGCGGGCCTGGTCGGCTTGGCGGGCATTGCGCATCTGATCGCGAACCTCACTCAGGGTGAGTTCGATACGGGCTCGGCTCCTGGTTTGACGGAGCCGATCAAGAAGGCAATCGAAGATCAGATGACTGCGCTGCACAAGCAGATCCTCGAATTGACTGGCCGCGCTGAACAACTGCGTAAGGAACTTCGGGAGGCGGAAGCTGCGGGTGACACAGTTCGCGCGGAACGCATTCGCGCGCAGCTGAAGATGACGGATGAGGAAGCTCGCGCGGCATCGGATGAGTACGCGGAGCTGAAGACGGAAGCTGCGGAAACGTCACGCACATCTTCGGGCGGTTCAGGCGCCCGGTCGTCGCAGCGTTTGTCGGCGCAGGAACAGAACGTCGTCGACTCGATCGGCCCCACAGGCAAGGGAAATGGTGGAGACACCTACAACTTCACCATCGGGCAGATCGCGAACGGGCCAGTGACAGTGAATGATCCGAACGGCCTCATGGAACACAAGACCGGCGACCCAATCGGTGACGCTATGCGAGCAGTAGGAGTCCGATAGTGGAAACACGGTACGAGTTCATTGGGGTTGACGGTTCTCGTTGGCCGTTCGATTCCTTGTTGTGCCCGGTCCGGTTGGCTGAGACGCCAACCGGGCTGGGCGGTGCCCCGTTCAAAAATCAGCGCATCGCCAATGCTCGTCAGGCGGGCGCTGATTGGATCGGCCGCGACGACGACATCAACATCATCGGATTGAAAGTCCGACTCGGTCCGATGCGCCGCGGACGGCCTGCGCGGCAAGTGTTCCGGCAGTGGCGGAAAGCTCTCGGATACGCCGACGAGGTCGGAGAGTTCCACGTCTACATGGGCAGTGAACATTTCTGGCAGGAAGTGCGCGCTGAGGAGCTGAACAAGGATCCTGCAGTGGATCTTCTCGATGATATCGGGTGGATGGAAGAGCAGGTGAAGCTCGCATCCGATTTGTCGTGGTGGTTCGCTCCCGAGGTTGTGGAGACGTTCAAGCCGTCTGAGTTCGTGAATCCGACGATCACGAACGAAGGCGACGTCGACTCTTTCCTTCGGTACGAAATCGCTGGCCCCGGGAAGTTCACGATCGGTGTCGGTGGTGACGCGGTGAGCCTCCCGCAGATCGGTGCGGGACAGAAATGGCTCATCGACACAGACCCCGAGAACCCCTATATCCGAAACGGTTCCGGTGCTGACGTGTGGCAGTCAGTCGGCGTGCAGCGGTTCAGGAAACCAGTCCCACGGTCGTCGACCACGCCGATCCTCATCTCCTCCACGCTCACCAACGAAGCAACCAGTCGGGTGAAAGTGACACTCCCACAACTCTACAGAAGGGGGACAGGTTGAGATCAAACACCAAATCACCTCCCGCCTTCCCGATCGATGTTTACTCCGGCGACTACTCGACAGTCCGCCCCCTCGGCCCTTACATTCGGGCGAAGTTCCAATGGAAACGAAACGTAGCAACAGCAGCGAGTTTCCAAATCAAAATCACGCATCCACTCGCCAAGCGAATGATGGAAGCGAAAGTCTCAGTCATCCCGATCCGCACCTACTACAACGGCAAGGTGTGGGACGGCCGCGTGATGGACACAACCATCGAAGGTCAGCCGGGACGCGAAATCATCACAGTCACTTGTGTATCGAACATGAAGTGGCTTCAATCGATCCTGGGGTTCCCGAACCCGATGCTGTCAGTAGAAGTGCAGTTCCCGAAACAGGACATCGCAATCGGCCCAGTCGACTTCGTGTGCAAATACTTCGTCGCAAGGAACGCGAACCGACTCAACAAACCTGTCTACGTGAAGGTTCCGTCAGGCGGCGAGCCGGTGAAACTGCCGTCCATCCCTCCCGGTGTAACCGGACTCGACGCGTTCTATGCGTTCGTTGCGTCGCTGGACTTGTGTGCGATGTATTCGCGGATGACACCGTTGGATGAGCTGTTCGAGACCAGTTTGAAGAACTCGGATTCCGAACTCACCTGCAACCTGTGGGTTCCCGGTGACGACGATTCTGGTGCACTGTTCAGCCGAGAATCGTTGGACGAAGTGCAGCAAGTGTTCGACTTGGAAGGTGACAACTTCCTGCTCTTCACGGACGAGAACAAAGTCCTCGACGTCGTCGATGCAAACCTGCACACCACGGCATCGTCTCTGACGTCAGGTACGGGCGCCTGTTACATCGTAGACACCCGCAAGAAGCGCGACCGACGTTGGATGCAGTGGACCACGGACTCAGGGCAGATCGTTTCGTACAAACGGAACATCACCCATCCCACCGCTCACCAAATCATCACGGGCGGTCAATCACCCACGTGGGTGAACGAATTGGTGCGTATCGTCGTCGACGGAATAATCGGCTTGATCCTGTCCGTATTCGGTGCTGGGTTCCTTGCCCCATCCGTGGGCGGCATGCTCGACGACATCTTCCTTGCCTTCAACCGGTTCACCAATCCTGCGCTTGCTGCACAGTTGGGGCCGCATGCATTCGGTGAGGCGTACGCGAACGCGCAGGTTGCGTTCACTCTCGATTCCCTCGTTGCTGGGTTGCAGGCGTTGAAGGATCACGCTGGCCGTGACTCCATCAAAATTCAAGTGCAGGACGGCGGCTCGGCTGGCAAGGGCTTCGAGTTCGGTGTCGATGACGGTTCGGGTCGACGTTACGACGTGGGCGATATTCACTCATTCGTGGACGGCGACACAGTGATCACTGACTACATCTCTGAAGTTGTGATCACGGATGAGCGTGGCGCGTTCTGTCAGGCGGAGGTGACCATCGGTGATGACGACCCGGTGAAGGACCCATTCATGCGAATGGTCGACAAATTCAAGGAGTTCGGTTCGCTCGGTCGCGTCATCGCGACCTCAATGCGCTAACCGACTCCATCAATCGAGGTGATTTTATGGCCGACCCTGTTTGGCTTGAAAGTGTTATTCGCGCAGCGGGAGTGACGGTCTCGTCGTTCCCAGGCGCATTGGATCGAGGTCACGGTGACTTCGGTGAGATCTGGGGCGTGATCGATCATCACACCGGAGCGCCAGTGGGCAGTAATCCCGGGCCTGGTGCGATCGCGAACCATCCGTCGCTCGGCTTGGCGTCGCAGATTCACCTGTCCCGCAAGGGTGTCGCGACTGTTTGCGGAGTCGGAATCGCATGGCACGCAGGAACAGGTTCGTATCCCGGCCTGCCAACAAACGATGCGAACCGCGTGACGATCGGCATCGAAGCGGAGAACTCCGGCACTGAAGGATGGTCGTCCGAACAGTATTGGGCGTACGTGCGTATCAATGCTGCGATCCTCCGAAGGCTCGGCCGAAACGCGACACGCACAATCGGCCACAAGGAATGGGCCGCAGTGCAGGGGAAGTGGGACCCGGGCGGGCTCGACATGGGCAAGTTCCGCGCCGACGTTGGCAACATGATCGCCGAACTGAACGGCGTGAAACCAGACGATCCTGTTATCGAGAACCAGATCGATCGCGTTCGGTTCTTCTCCGACTGGCTCGGCAAGCGCCTCCACGACGGAGAACGCAAGTGCAAGGACGGCATCGGACGCTACGCGGATTTCGAAAACGGCTCGATCTACTGGCATCCCGACACCGGCGCTGTTCCTGTCCCAAAGCTGGTCTACGAAGTGTGGGCCGCGCGCGGCTGGGAGATTGAGTTCCTCGGCTACCCACAGCGATTCCACGTCGTCTACGAAGGCGAAGGGGACCTGCAGTCATTCCAGGGCGGTACCATCGCGCGCCGCTATGGCACGAAAGGTTTCGTCTGTCACGGCGTGATCGGCCGCCGATGGATCGAAGAGGGCGGCGTCCGCGGTGTCGACGACAAACCGACCGTCCTCGGCTGGCCGACGTCCGATGAGTACGACACCGGCGATGGTGGCCGGCGTCAGGACTTCGAGCGCGGATCTCTCGTCTGGCATCCGTCAGGCGCAATTCAGATCGTTGGAGGTAAGTGATGTCGCATCGGGCTGAGCGTACTTGGTCGTTGCCGTCGTTGTCGGAGCCGCAGCGCGCCTACTTTTATCGACTGTCCACTGCAGCGTTGACGGTCGCGTCTGGTTATGGGCTGGTGGATTCCGCTACGAGTGGGAACCTTTCGGTGTTTCTGCTTGCGTTGTTCGGTTTGCCCATTGCTGGTCTCGCGGCGAAGCATACGTCGACGTAACACGACTTCTTCCGGCGCCGGCCACCTGATGAGGGTGGCCGGTGTTGGTTGTGGAAGGAGTCTGTTGTGGACTCATTAACTTGGTCGCACATTGTGGCGGTTGTGTCGTCGGTGTTGGGTGTTGGTGGCATCGGCTACGGCGCTCGTGCTAGCTATCTGGCGACACGAGATACGAACGACACCAATGAATCTGCTGCGAGTGCAGACAATCAGCGGAAGGCGTTCGAAGCTTTCGCGGAGCAGCAGCGCAAAGACTTCGAGGTGCTGTTGTCGCCTATGCGCGATGACATTACGCGTTTGACTGAGAAGGTCGCGCGACTCGAAGAGGTCGTGACTGCGAAAGAAGCGATCATCCGCACGAAGGATGTCGTGATTTCTGCTGCAGTCACGTTGATTCACATGTTGATTGGGCAGCGCCGCGAGGACGCGCCTGCCATCGAAGTCCCGGAACCTTTGATCGGTTACGTGGATCCCACACGCATTTAGGACTGGCCATGGCTGATATGACTCCGGAAGATTATGCAGCGAAGTGGAAAGAGCTGTCGGGTAAGGATCTTCCGGCTAATCAGCGGGATCGTTACAAGCATATTTTCGGTGGCGGCAGCCTGTTTCAGAACATGGCGTCATGGATTCCATCGATCGGGTTCCTCGTCGACTACATCTTCAACACCGTTGACAGCAATTATGTTGAGCAACTCGACATTACACGCAATCAGCAACGTGAGATCAAAGAGCTGAAAGATGCGTACCGGCAGATGATCCTGCAGGGCGAAGCGCTCATGTTCACCACCCCCGGCACCTACTACCCGTCCGAAGGGATCGTGTCGATCGACCTCATCCTTATCGGGGGAGGAGGAGGCGGCGGAGGAGGTAAATGGGATTTGCAGGCCAGCCGCAGGCAAGGCGGATCGGGCGGCGCCGGGGGCGGCGAGATTTCCGCAACCATTCCGGCGCACCTGCTCCCGCCGTCAATTCCGATTGTCATCAACGAACAAGGGATAGGCGGGGGGCGGGAATCTGCTGGATCGGTTGGCGGAAATGTGATGTTCGGCAGTTACCTGATCGCAGGTGGCGGACAAGGTGGGCTAGGCGCTAACGGCAATGATCACATCACTCCAGCTGGCGGGTCAGGCCTGATCGCGGGCGGCGCTGGTGGGGTGGGCGGCTTCACCCCTAACCCTGCCGGTGGTTGGTCGAACTACCCCGGCGAACTGCGTGGGGGTGGCGGCGGTGGTGGTGGCGGAAGTTTCAGCGGGGGGACTGGCGGCACTGGAGGCGCATCCCCAGGCGGCCTTCCCGGCCAGAACGGCACTTCCCCTTCGGAAATCATCGCAACAGGCGGCGGCGGAGGAGGTAGCGGCTGGGTGAACAATCTCGCTGGCGGCCACGGCGGATACCCGGGCGGCGGCGGAGGAGGCGGATACGGCGGCGGATTCGACCAGACCGGCAACGGCGGCAATGGCGCCCGCGGAAAACTGATCATCCTCGAACGGAAATTCTGATGTCCCACAACAGGGTCCGCACCTACACCACATCAGATGTCTGGACGAAGGACCCGAAGCTGTACTCGATTGAACTGGTAATCCGCAGTGCAGGCGGCGGAGGGAGTTGGCCCACAGGGAACGGAAATGGTCATGGCGGCGGGGGTGGAGCGGCCGTCAAGTCACCGAAACGACGTATCCCGGCTGAGGAACTTCCCGACACCGTCATTGTCACAGTCGGCATGGGCGGACTCGGCGGAAACGCCGCAAACCGTAACGGCGGCAACGGTGGCCGCTCCGCGTTTGGCGACATCTTGGAAGTCGAAGGCGGGCAGGGGGCAACGACCACCGCCAGAGGCAAGGGTGGGCAATCGATGCTTTCCGGTGGCGACGGGTCGCAAGCTGGATCTGTGGGCGGCAACGCTCCAGTGCCGCGGTATTCGCTACTTGCTGGTGGTGGCGGCGGCGCTGGTGGTGGCGGTTTCATTGGCGGCAAATCGTCACTGGTTGCCGGGGGTGTGAGCAGCCCCGCGTTCTGGCAGACGTTGCAGTCGGGCGGAGGTGGGAGCACCGGCAATGCTGGGGGCTTCCCCTCCGGCGGTGGGGGCGGAGGCCAGGCCCCGAACTTCGCTGGAGGCAAAGGTGCAGATGGATGCGTCACGGTAATCGAATATCTCTACGACGAGGACGAATGATGGCAACTGCAACACTGATCGACGCTGACTGGGGTGGCTGCCCTGGCCCGGCGCAAATGTATGAGCTTGACCCGCCGTTGGCGGAGCATCGCAAAGAGAAGGTTAATGGGGAGTGGTTGACGCTCACACATTCCCGTGTGGTGATCTGGATGCAGCCCGGATTTGGGTCGACTGGCCCCTGTGTGAAGGTCGTTCCGCTTCGAAATGCGGGCGCTGCAGCGCTGAATGTGGAGATGCCTGGTTCGTATGCGTTGCAGCATGAGGTGTCGATCGACGAGGCTGCGTGGTGGGCGTTGCAGACTGCTGGCGGCTACGAGATTGTGAAACCTGGCTAGATGGATGCGCCCCACCCGTTGTGGGTGGGGCGCTTGACTTGTATCTAGTCCTGGTGAATATCGACGTTGTTGGTGGTGCCGACTACGACATTTTTGTCTCCGACGATGACGTTGACTTGTTTCGCGCCTCCGCCTTGTGCGACTTCGGACATCGCTAGGAGCACCTCGGCGCGTTCCTCTTCGGGGAGTTCGGCTATTCGTGGGCCGATGAGTGCGACCCATCTGAGGAACTCGACCGGCAACTTGAGGATGTCGTCGGACAGTTCGGCGTGTATTGCTGGCCGTTCACTGTCGTTGCTCACAGACCGCAGTTTACCGTGACTTCGGGTCCGGGTAAACCTGTGGGGTGCATTAATAACCGTCATACGTCGCCTCGGACGTGAATAGCTGTCGCATGACAGTTTTATACGCCAGAATCAAACTCCGTTACGTGCGCGAGGTAAAGAGTTACCAAAATGCGACAAAAGAGACCGATTGGTACAGGCCATCAGCGCCGATAACTGACACCTTCACGGATCTTATCCTCCGTGTACGTCTGCGACCCCTCATCTGCGAATGCAACGACGTAGAGTTTCTCTCCCGCGGGGAGCCCGGAAAGGGTGAATCGATACGTGCAGTTCTTTAGCGGAACCTTCGCGGCCGCTGCGGCTTCGCTTTCCTCAATCTCAGGTTTGCCCAATGCGGTCGTCGCGATTAGTTCACCGTTGCCATTCTTTACGCGCACCTCGTCGGTGGACTTGAACTTCCCGCAGTTCATTTCGGAGAAGCTTACGTTTGTCACCGGCAGGTAGACCATTCCGGTCGCGTCGAATGTTTCCGGTTCCTGCTCGCCGCCGCATGCACTGAGGGTTGCAATGGCTGCGGTTGCGGCGAGAGTGACAGCGAGGCGTTTCATGGGTCTTCCTTTACTCGGGTGTGTAGATCGTGCCCGATGAATCCAGCAGTGACAAGCGGCCGTCCAGTCCAATTCGGATGCCGGAGTCTGTGCACAGCCCTGACCTGCCCGTGAGCGCACTTGGATGTGATTGCGCATAGCTGTGCGCATAGTGCTCGATTCGCGGCCCCCGTGGGCTGCTGAGTGGCCGTGTGGGCCACCCCTGTGGGATGGGATCAATACCGCGGACGACGAGCAGGGACACAGTTTCCGGTCAATATTTACCAGGTCTGGCCAGGGGAAATGGAGTCAGTTAAGGTCGTCAAGCGATGCCATTGATGCCCTACCTCTTCTGGGGTACTACTCGTCAGTACCCGGCTGTTGCAGACACTAGTGAATGTCGGCGTCGACGGTAACCCTCCGGTTGCCGAGCGGTCA